CTCTATATGAAGACGTTCCTTTTGTGGATCAATACATCCCAGAACCGAGCACTATTGTTTCTACTGCTGTTATTGGCCTTGTGGCTGCGAGTAGCCCTCTTATTCTCAATATAATAAAACCAGCCATAAAAAATATCGTAAAAAAACTTACAAAGAAGAAAGATAAGCTAGAATAAAAAAACCCTATTCGACAAGGCAATGGATAGGGCGTCTAGGTAGGCAAGTTAATACCCGTGCTTGCCTCCTGCAAATTTGATGTATAATAGATATTAAGCAAAGGAAGTTCTAACCACAGCTAACACTCCCTAGTTAGAAAGAGCTTTTGCTTACTTTAATTTATGAGTATGTGGGATAACTTGATTTGGTGGAACTGTTACTACAATATCTTCACAAGTAACAGCACTAGGAGTATTAGGCTTAAAAGTAACACCTAATCTCGCTTGTTCAGCACATATTTTGAGCCTATGAAGAGAGATTTCAAGCGAAGTTTTCTTATACAATAATTCTTGATTTTTGATATTTATTTCTGTTGCTCTATGACAAAGATCAGGTGATTTTCCTAATGGAATATTTAATTGCATACTAATTCCGTAGTTTAAATTAAAGTTTTCTTTTTCAAATCTAGGAGTTTCTTGTACATATTTTATCGCTCCAGTATTCTCGTCATATATATTTTGTCTAGTAACTGTTTCTCTAGGTAAGGAAAATGTATGGGAATCGGTTACATAAGGTGTAATCGTTAGGCTAGGAGAAGAACAAACAATACCCTGACTCATGCGAAAAGAAGGCATTGATGAAGGAGTTATCATCGTTGCGTTATTATTTACAACACCTTGAGCATTAGAACTAGGACTTGCAACTGTTGTATTAGCTAAAACTTTTGTAGGACAAAAAAGTAAAGCTATTGCCCAAATGTAGTTGTAGTTTCTACTGTGGTTGTTGTATTTATTGTTCTTGTTATTGTCGTTACTGTGTCTAATCCTGGTGTTATTAAGGTTTCTTGAAGAGAAAAGGCTGAACCTGGAACAGAAACTTTCCACCTTGGAACTGCCTCTAGATTTGGTGAAGTCCAACTAAAATTTACTCCTCCAACTGTTTGTTCTGTAAGAGTTGTAGCTGTAGGGTTGATATATCCATTGAGATCTGATGATTCAATGTTGTGTCCTGACGCAGAGTAGGAATATCCCGTGCGATATTGATGGCTTGTGATGGTTTCATTTATTACTGATTCAGAGGTTGAAGAAGTCTGACTCGATCCCGAACGAAATTGTGGAACTACAGGAACAGCAAGTGTTCTTATAGGACATAATAGTAAAACTAATAACCAAAGTCTAGTCAATCGTAATACGGACAGTAGTCGATCCAATACAGCTAGTACCCGATCCTCCAGCAGTACAAGTATGAATCCCTGATGAAACTGAAGTTAATGCAAGTGATCCTGCTGTACCTCCTGAGATAACAGTAGTTTGACCACCAAGTACAGGAAGACTTGCAATACCGCTTGATGGAGTGATTGCTGATTGTGTTACGTCACCAGCCTGATAACTTTCGCTGAGAGAGAAGGCAGATCCAGCAGTTGTAACTGATTTATTTGTATTTACTAAAGCTGGTACACCGTTACTCAAACTCCCTAAATTAAGGCCACCTATCCCATTTGTGACTACACTATCCCCTGTTCCTGTTGAAGTTGTGATATTGTTTCCGCTTATGCTGTAACTAGATGGTGCAGCATTTGTAATTACATAAGGCGAATCTATGGAAATTTGTGCAGACGTTACAAATTCCTGTTTGATATTAGCGTAAGCTGGGGTTGTTGCTAATAATAATAATGGAAGTAGTTTTTTCATTGTTTTGATTTTTTGGGATCAACTATTTCTGCACCAATAATTTTTATTGGTGTTTCAATTCTAACTGTTTGATAACTTCCTGATTGTGATGCAAGTAACGCTTCTACTTCTTTTTTGTTGAGTGGTTTATCTTCTGGCTTGAATGTACCATCACCTCTTTTCTTAGCACCTTCTAAACCAAAACTAGCTAACGCACCTGTTAACAAAGAAGCTGGAAAAGTTATATCTTTTGGTTCGTTACTATATCCTGGAATTGAAATGTAGTTCAGAGAAACTATGAATCCACTCCAAGCGACAACAACAAGCCTTACTACAACTGAAATAAAGGCTAATTGTTCTTCTTTGTCCTCAATAGTTTCTTTGAGTTTTTTGAGTGGACCTTTTTTGACTTCTTCTGTCATAACTAGACTTTATTAGTCATACTATACATAAATATAGCTTAAATCAATGCCAGAGGTACACGCAGCACTAATTGGAGCAGCAGCTACAGCTTTTCTTATGGTGTTATCTAATATAAGCAACAGACGAGAAAGAGATATAAGAGAAATATTTAACCGAATTAATCAACTAGAGAAGGCCGTAAGTCGCATAGAAGGTCAAAATCGTTAATCTTTGGTATGTTTGGAGAAGAACATACAATTTTATGTCTAAATTTTTAATTAATTTATTTATCAGATTTGGCAAATCTGAATCTCTTCGTAAAGCTGCATTGAGTCTTTTGAAAGATTTAGCAGAGAAATCAGACAATGATGTTGATGATGCAATCGTCAAGATGATTGAAGAAAAATTATTTCCAGTAAAATGAAAATTACTAAATTTCTCAACATTGATATAGAACCAGCACCTCCAGAGTTGGAACTAGAAATTGAAATGCAGTGTAGAGAAATTATGAAAAGTAATGATTTAGATAATGTAAAAAGATATTGCACACATATGGTTAGAAAGAAGTTTGATCAAGATGTTTTTATGGCTTCATTACTTAATAGACTTATAGAATTAGAAGCTAATCGTGTTGTACTGGAAATGAGAAAAGAAAAGAGAAAACCGACTAATCCTATTGCAAAGTTTTTTCGTACTCGTTAAGTTCATCATCTGTAAAATCTCTAATTAATAATTTATCGATCTTATCGATTTCATAATTAAATTTAAGTATGGCAGTTCTTATATGTTCTTTGACCCAACGACCTTCTTCATAAACCACTTGAGCCTTACCATTTTCTTTTATAAAAACATAATGATCCATACCTTTCATTTGAATTTCTAAAAAATTCTTTTCAAGGTTTTTACGTCTTATTTCTTTAAGTTTGCGTAACTTTAAAATAGACTTTCTTACTGGTGTCATTTTTTTAATATAAGGCATAGTTAAAAACATATGCCTTTTGTAAATAATTTAAAACAGACCTTGAGAACTAGAAACATTCTCTATTTTTTGTGGATTAATTTGACCAAAAAATCCGTTCCCGTCATCTGATTCCAACGCTTTAGCGTTGATGTATATACCTTCAGTTTTAACTGTACCTTTTTCTTTTCCAAGATAAACTGAACCTCCAGCAGTTTTTGTATTTACTAAATTTTGAAAGTGATCCATTAGATGTGTAACTGATTCTGTTGGAATAAACAAACTTAATTGAGGACCAAATCTACCATCATTGACAGTAAATTTAACAGGTAATGGAAGTGCTGGATTGAAT